ATGAGATTGAGATCATTGCTGCCGTGGGGCTCCGCGGCGGGTCGCGGAACCGTGCCTGAGAAGAAAGCGACAGGCGGCTTCATGTCGCTTACCGCAGAGGGACGGGCGAGCTGGACCGGCCGCTCCTATGCGGCATTGTCGCGCGAGGGCTTCATGAAGAACCCGGTCGCGCATCGCAGTGTCCGGCTGCTCGCGGAAGCTGCGGCCTCGGTGCCGTGGCTGCTCTACGAGGGCGATCGCGAGCGGCCGGATCATGCCATCCTCTCGCTGCTCGGCCAGCCGAACGGGCGCATGGGTGGTCCCGATTTCTTCGAGGCGCTCTATGGACACCTGCTTCTGTCGGGCAATGCCTATGTCGAGCCGCTGCTGGTCGGCGGAAGCCTGCGCGAGCTGCATCTGCTGCGGCCTGATCGCATCGGCATTGTCGAGGGCCGGGATGGCTGGCCCGAGGCCTACGACTATCGCGCCGGCGGTTCCGTGCGCCGCTTTCCGGCGGAGACGGAGGGGCTCGGGCTGCTGCACCTGAAGCTCTTCCATCCGCTCGATGACCATCTCGGCTTCCCGCCGCTCGCGGCGGCCCAGGTGGCGCTCGATCTCTCCAATGCGGCGGCGACCTGGAACAAGGCGCTGCTCGACAATTCGGCACGACCATCGGGCGCGCTGGTCTACCAGCCGAAGGAGGGCGGCAATCTCTCGCCAGACCAGTACGAGCGGCTGAAGCTGGAACTCGACGAGGGCTATTCCGGCCCGATGCGCGCCGGACGTCCGCTGCTTCTCGAAGGCGGGCTCGACTGGAAGTCGATGGGGCTGTCGCCGAAGGACATGGATTTCGTCGAGGCGCGCAATGGAGCTGCCCGCGACATCGCGCTCGCCTTCGGCGTGCCACCGATGCTGCTCGGCATTCCCGGCGACAACACCTACGCCAATTACCAGGAGGCAAACCGCGCTTTCTACCGGCTGACCGTGCTGCCGATGCTGACGCGCACCGCCGCCTCGCTCTCCGCCTGGCTTTCCGGCCACTACGAGGACCGCCTGCGGCTGGAGCCCGATCTCGACAAGGTCGCCGGACTTGCGTCCGAGCGCGACCAACTCTGGACGCGCGTGGGGAACGCCGCCTTCCTGACCGACGAGGAGAAGCGGCAGGCGGTGGGGTATTGAGAGCCTGCGCCAGTAGGTGAATCAAACTCTGAGCGCCCGGACTTGATCTCCGAGCAAACACGCCCAAGCGATTCAAAAGACTCGCTGAAGTGCGAGCACGACACCCCGACAACGGCAGCGCGAAGCGAGATGGTCGGCTGGATGTCGTTCTCCTTCAACCAAGGACCTCTGCGATGACAGACCTTTCCAACGATGCCGGGCTCTGGGCGACCAGGGCGCTTGGTGCATCGGCGGGGGCGGCGGTGTCGCTCGTCTATCTCTTGCCGAAAAGCCGGCGGGAGGCCGCGAGCCGCTTCTTCACCGGCCTTGCCTGCGGCACGATCTTCGGCGGCCCGACGGGCATCTGGATTGCCGAAAGGCTGGCATTGGCGGATCGCCTCTCGGCCTCGGAGGTCGTGCTGTCGGGATCGGCGACGGCAAGCCTTTGCGCCTGGTGGGGCCTCGGCATCCTGTCGCGCATTGCCGGACGATACGGCGCACGCGGGCGCTAGCCCGAGCATAACAATACAAAACGAGGAGAGCATCATGACCGCAAGCCGCGCGCTGGCGCGATCACCCATGGGCGCGGATACGCGCAAGTTCGCCAATCTTGAGCTCAGAGGGCTGCGGCGCGACGGCAGCTTTTCAGGCTATGCCAGCGTCTTCGGTGAAGTCGATCTCGGCAAGGATGCGATCGAGCGCGGCGCCTTCCGCAAGTCGCTTTCCGAGCGCGGGGCGGGCGGGGTGCGCATGCTCTTCCAGCATGACCCGGCCGAACCGATCGGCGCCTGGAAGACGATCCGCGAGGACAGTCGCGGCCTCTATGTCGAGGGCATGCTTGCCGAGGGCGTGAGCCGCGCCCGCGAGGTGCATCAGCTCCTGAAGAACGGCGCGCTCGACGGTTTGTCGATCGGCTTCCGCACCGTGAGGGCAAAGACCGACGCCAAGTCGGGGGTGCGCCGCATCCTCGAAGCCGACCTCTGGGAAATCTCGATCGTGACCTTCCCGATGCTGCCTTCGGCGCGCGTGCAGAACATCAAGAATGCGCGGTGGTTCCGCGACAAGGAGACCGAGCTTGTCCGCGCCATGCGCCGGGCCGCACGGATGATGCTGACAGAAACCTTCAGATAGGAAACGGGACATGACCGACATGCATGAGACAGGTTCGAGGGTCGCGCCGGAGATCAAGGCGGCGCCGGAAATGACGGCTGCCTTCGACGAGTTCATGGAGGCGTTCGAAGCCTTCAAGGACACCAACGACCGCCGCCTAGGCGAGATCGAGGAGAAGCTGACGGCCGATGTCGTCACCCGCGACAAGATGGACCGCATCAACAGGGCGATGGAGGAGCAGAAGAAGGTGCTCGACCAGCTGGCGCTGAAGAAGGCGCGCCCGCCGCTCGGCCGTGCTAGCGCAAACGGCATCGAGGCCAACGAGCACAAGGCGGCGTTCGAGCACTATATCCGCCGCGGCGACGAGGCCGGCTTGCGCGAACTCGAGGCGAAGGCGATGTCGGCGGGGACGGGGAGCGATGGCGGCTATCTGGTACCACTGGAAACGGATACCGAGATCGGCCGCCGGCTCTCCGTCGTCTGGCCGATCCGCTCGCTTGCGACCGTGCGCCAGGTTTCCGGCTCGGTGCTGAAGAAGCCGTTTTCGACCTCGGGCATGGCGGCCGGCTGGGTGGCCGAAACGGCGGCCCGTCCGCAGACGTCAAGCGCCCAGCTTGCCGAACTCTCCTTCCCGACGATGGAACTCTATGCCATGCCGGCGGCAACGCAGGCGCTGCTCGACGATGCCGCTGTTGATATCGAGGCCTGGATTTCGAGCGAGGTCGACACCGTCTTTGCCGAACAGGAGGGCACCGCCTTCGTCAACGGCGATGGCACCAACAAGCCGAAAGGTTTCCTCGCCTACACAGCGGTCGCCGACAGCGCCTGGAGCTGGGGCAATCTCGGCTATATCCCAACGGGTGCGGCCGGCGCCTTCAAGACGACCGGTGCCTCCGACACATTGATCGATACGATCTACTCGGTGAAGGCGGGCCATCGGCAGAACGCCAATTTCGTGATGAACCGCAAGACCCAGGCCGAGGTGCGCAAGCTCAAGGATGGCGATGGCCGCTATCTCTGGCAGCCGCCGGCGACGGCGGGCGAGGCAGCCTCGCTCGTCGGCTTCCCTGTTGTCGAGGCCGAGGACATGCCCGATATCGCCGCCAACGCGCTGTCGATCGCCTTCGGGGATTTCCGCGCCGGCTATCTCGTCGTCGACCGTACCGGCGTGCGCGTGCTGCGCGATCCCTACTCCGCCAAGCCTTACGTGCTCTTCTACACGACCAAGCGCGTCGGCGGCGGGGTGCAGAACTTCGAGGCGATCAAGCTCATCAAGTTCGCCGTCAGCTGACCGAGGCAGGGCGGGTGCGGCCTCATTCGCATCCGCCTGCCGAACATGCCTGCGCCACACCAATTCAGGATCGTCCATGACCTATGCACCGATTACCCCGCCCGTGGCGGAAGCGCTGACGCTTGCCGAGGTGAAGGCCCATCTGCGGCTCGACGACGGCAACGAGGATGGGATGCTGACCTCGCTGATCCGCGTCGCCCGCGAGCATCTGGAGCGCACGACGGGCCTTTGCCTGATCACTCAGGTCTGGCGCCTCCATCTTGAATCGATACCTGAAGACCGCGTGATTCAGATTGCCAAGGGGCCGGTGCAAGCCATTGAAAGCCTGAGCATTTACGATGGGACAGGCGAGGAGCTGGAATTGCCCGTGACCGGCCATGTGCTCGACGGCAATGCCCGGCCGGCGCGTCTGGTGCTCGATCGGAGTATGAATCCCGCTATCGCCGTGAACGGCATCGAGATCGATTTTTCCGCCGGCTTCGGCGAGAGCGGTGCGGAGGTGCCCGACACGCTGAAGCGGGCGATGCTGATGCATATCGCCCAGATGTTCGCCTTCAGGGGTGCTTTGGCCGTCGAAGATCAGCCGGCGGACATACCGGTTGGCTACGACCGGCTGGTTGCGCCGTTCCTGATGCGGAGGCTCTGATGCGGTCCGTCTTCTTCGATCCCGGCCAGATGACCGCGCGGCTCGAACTGGAGGCGCCGGTAGAGGCGCCGGACGGGCAGGGCGGCGCGAGCGTCACCTTCACCTCAGTCGCTTCCATCTGGGGGCGGATCGAGCCGCTGAGCGAGGTCCGCGAGGAGCGGGCGGGCGCTGATGTCCTCACGCTGACGCACCGCATCTGGCTGCGCTTCCGTAGCGACATCAGGGCCGGGATGCGGCTGCGCAAGGGCGACCGGCTGTTTGCCATCGGCATCTGGCGCGATCCTGATGAAACCGGCCGCTACCTCTGCTGCCTCTGCGAGGAGGAAGGACGATGAACACCGCCCTGACGATCACGCTCCGCGATCTGGCGGAGATCCTGGCGCGGCTGGCGCAGGATGCTGCGGGTAAGTCGGCGGCAAAGGGAGGCGAGAGCCATGAGCGCAGCCAATGAACTGCTGACGGCGATCCATGCGCGCCTGACCGGAGATGCCGAGCTTCTCGGCATGATCGGCGAGGACGGCATCCGCGATCGGCTGGTGACCGGACGAAAGCTCCCTTGCGTGCTGATCGGCGAGGTCGTCAGCAACGACTATTCGACCTCGACGGAGGGAGGCGAGGAGCATCTGCTCTCGCTCGAAATCTGGATCGACGCCGGCGGGCGAAAGCAGGCGCAACAGGTCGCGTCGCGTCTCCATGCCCTGCTGCAGGACGCGGCGCTGGATCTTGGCCAGCACCACCTCGTCAGCCTTCTGCATGTCAGGACACAGAGCCGGCGCGAGGCGAAGACGAAGCTCTATGTCGCCGAGCTCCGCTTCCGGGCCGTGACGGAGCCGATTGCCGCCGCCACCGCGTAGCGGCCTACTCCTCGAAACGGCTCGCGGCGTCGCGATCGCGTTCGTAGTGTCTCGACAACGGAAACGGCGGCAGCCACGCTTCGCGGCGGATGGTCCAGAGTTCGTAGGTTGGCCTCAACTGATCGGGAGCATCGAGCGAGCCGAGGTTCACTTCGACTTCATCCGCGGAGCGCCCGAAAACCGGGGAACCGCAGCGGGGGCAGAAGAACCGCCCGTCGTAATCACCTGTCTCGCCTTCGACCGTCACCGCATCCTGAGGAAAGATCGCCGATACGTGGAAAAGCGCGCCATGATGCTTGCGGCAGTCGATACAATGACAAATGCCGACCCGATAGGGGCGTCCAGTTGCCACGAAGCGGACGTTGCCGCAGCGGCACCCGCCAGTGAACCGGTCCATGTTGCTTCTCCTCCAAGGGCGATAGGCTGCTTGGTTTGAAGATGGGGCAGTGATCTCGGATGTCCCGCCCGTTGCCGCAGCAGACTGCATCTCAGGCCGGTTCGTATACCCGGGTCGCTGCCTTGACCTGCGCTGCCAGCATCAGCACGAAGCCGAGCGAGATGACGGCGAGCGCGGCGCATGTGGCGATTGCGGTACTTGCACCGGCGCGATCGAGGATCGCCGTGAAAACGACGGGTGCGATGGCATTGGCGAGGTTCTGCGGCAGAGACAGGCGGGCCGATTGCAGCCCGAATTCGCGCGGCGAGAATAGGGCGAGCGGCAGCAGCGCACGGGCAACGGTCATGACACCGGAGCCGAAGCCATAGAGCAGGATGAAGGTGATGAGCAGCGGCGTCGACGGCGGTACCACCAGCATCATCAAGAAGCTGAACACCATCAGGCTGACGCCCGTTGCGGCGCTGAGGATCGGATTGCCGCGACGGCCGAGGAGCATGTCCAGGAAGCGGGCGGAAATGCCGATCACACCGCGCGCCGAGCCGAGCTGCAGCGCCAGCGCGGGCGAGGCGCCGGATTGGCGGAATATTTCCAGCAGCGATGGCGACACCCCGAAGGTGACGAAGGTCGAGATCGTCGTTGCCGCGGCAACCAGCAGGAAGGCCTTGCGCTGTCCCGCAGGCGAGAGCGGAAGCGGCGTTTCCTCTGCGGCACTGCCGTCCGCGGCAAAGGCGATCGGCTTCGGCAGGGCGAAAAGATGCAGCGGCAGGCAGACGAAAAACTGCAGCCCCGCGCAGATGAGAAACGTCATACGCCAGCCGACGGTCGCGTTGAGCTCACTGAGGATCGGCCAGAAGATCGCACTCGAAAGACCGGTGAACAGCATCAGGATGGCAATCACCCGTTTGCTGTCGGCTCCGGCACGCTCGACGACGGCGGTATAGGCCGGGGCGGAAAGACCGAAGGCGCCGCCGGCGCCGATGGCGATCCAGGCAAGCGCGTAGAGAACGAGGCCGTGCGCGGCTGACAAGAGCAGCAGGCCGATTGTGAAGGTAGTCGAGGCGGCGGCGAGGACGCGCGCGGCTCCATGTCGGGCGAGCAGGCGGCCCGTCGCGGGGCCGACAAGGGCGCTGACCACCATCATGATGCTCAGCCCGCCGAAGACCACCTCATTCGGCAAGCCGAGATCCGGTGCGATGATGCGGCCCATGACGCCGAGCATGTCGAAGGTGGTGCCCCAGCCGATCAGCTGCGTGACGGCAAGCACGGCAATCGTCTGCACCGAGCGCAGGGGGATGGATCGAGACATGGCGGGCTTTGACGCGAATGGGGTAGGGGCGAGCGAGGTCGTAGCAGCTTCGCCGGTTGGTTGAAAGTGACAAGTGGATGACACGAACGGCGCCGGCTGCGCCTGTTTTCTCGAAAGGATCGGACGATGGTGGCGCAGAAGGGCAAGGACCTGCTCCTGAAGATATTCAACGGAACGGCTTACGAAACGGTGGCGGGGCTGCGGTCGAAACGGCTGGCCTTCAATGCTGAAACCGTCGACGTTACCGACGCCGAGAGCGCCGGGCGGTGGCGCGAGCTGTTGGGCGGCGCTGGCGTACAACGCGCCTCGGTTTCCGGCGCTGGCATCTTCAAGGATGCCGGCTCCGACGGTCTGGTGCGGAACGCCTTCTTCAATGCTTCCATCCTGAGCTGGCAGATCATCGTCCCTGATTTCGGCATGGTGACGGGGCCCTTCCAGGCGAGCGCGCTTGAATATTCCGGCCAGTATAACGGCGAGGTGATGTTTGAGCTGGCGCTGGAATCGGCCGGCGCCATCAGCTTCGAGGCGCTCTGATGCGGGCGGTGGGGGCAAGGGCGAACCGGCGCCGCGGCGAGATCGAGGCTGTCATCGATGGCGAACAGCGCATTCTCTGCCTGACGCTCGGCGCGTTGGCGGAGCTGGAAACGGCGTTTTCCGCGGACAATCTCGTCGGTCTGGCCGAGCGCTTCTCGGGCGGGCAGCTGAAGGCGGCCGACATGATCCGCATCATCGGCGCCGGCCTTCGCGGCGGCGGCAATCTCTATTCCGATCAGGAAGTGGCGGAGGCGAGCATCGACGGCGGCATCGCCGGCTGCGCTGTTGTCGTCGGCAACCTGCTTGCCGCGACATTCATTGGGGAAAGCGCGGAGATTGCCGCGCGCCCCCTCTAGCCGCAGCAGATATCGAGGCCGATCGCGCGACGCCTTTCCCCTGGGCGCGCGTCCTCCACGTCGGCCTCTGTCTGCTGCGGCTGCCTCCCGCGATCTTCTGGGCGATGACGCCGGTTGAGTTTCACGCCGTTGCCGGCGGTTTGGCGCCGCGCAGCACCGTCGCCCGGGCCGATCTCGGCGCGCTGATGGCGCAATTTCCGGACGGTCTGACACCCTCGAAACGAAGGAACGATGATGGAGACTGACGATACCGACCTCTCCGCCATGGCTGCGCAGGCCGAAACCTTGCAGCGCACCCTCGACGGTCTCGAAACCCGTTCGCGCTCGTTCGGCTCGGCACTGTCGAGCGCGCTGCGCAGTGCTGCCGACGGCGGCAAGGGCCTTGATGATGTGCTGCGCAGCCTCGGCAATCGCCTGGCAGATATCGCGCTGTCTGCCGGATTGAAGCCACTAGAGACGATGATCTCGGGCGCTGCTTCGAACCTTCTCGGTGGTTTCGGCAAGCTCCTGCCTTTCGCCGATGGCGGCGTGGTTTCGCAGCCGACCTACTTCCCGATGGGCGGCAATATGGGCCTGATGGGCGAGGCCGGCAGCGAAGCGATCCTGCCGCTCAAACGCGGTGCCGACGGGGCGCTTGGCGTTGCCGCATCGGGCGGCTCTGCCGGCCCGCAGATCGTCTTCAACGTCACGACTTCAGACGCGCAGAGCTTCCAGAAAAGCGAAGCGCAGATCTCCGCCATGCTGGCGCGCACGGCGATGCGCGGCCAGCGCAATCTCTGAGGTAATCATGGCAAACGGCTTTCATGAGGTGCGATTTCCGCTGCGCCTGTCGCTATCGACGAGCGGCGGCCCCATCAGGCGCACCGATATCGTCAATCTTTCGAACGGCCGCGAGAGCCGCAACAGCCGCTGGCGCGATGCGCGGCGCAGTTACGATGCCGGCTCGGGCCTGCGCTCTGTCGCCGACCTCTATGAAGTGCTCGAGTTCTTCGAGGCGCGCAGCGGCGAGCTCCACGGTTTTCGCTTTCGCGATCCGGTCGATTGGATATCGGGGCGGCCGGGAATGCCGGTTTCCTCGATGGATCAGCCGATCGGAACGGGCGACGGTGTCACCGCGAATTTCACCCTGACGAAAACTTACAAGGATGCCGCGGCCGCCAGTCTCCGCAGGATTTTCAAGCCGGTCGCGGGCTCGGTCGTCGTCGCGGTCGGCGGCGTTCCGCAGCCTGACAGCGCCTTTATCTCTGATCCGGCAACCGGGATTGTCTCGTTCGCTCCGGACCAGATACCGCCGCCGGGCGCCCTGATCTCCGCCGGCTATGAATTCGATGTGCCGGTGAGGTTTGCGACCGGCCGGATCGACATCAACCTGTCGGCCTTCAACGCCGGACGGATCCCGACCATACCGCTGACGGAGATCGTGCCATGAGAAGCATTCCGCCTGCACTCAAGGAGCATCTGAGCGGCGATGCCACGACCGTCTGCCATGCATGGCGGGTGGTGCGTCGCGACGGCACGATCCTCGGCTTTACCGAGCACGATCATGATCTGACGATTGACGGCATGACGTACCTCGCGGCGACGGGCTTTTCCGCAACCGCGACGGAAGAGGCGGCGGGCATGCCGGCGGCAACGAGTCAGGTCGCCGGCGGCTTTTCCAGCGACGTGATCACCGAGGAAGACCTGGAGGCGGGACGTTATGACGGCGCCCGCGTGGAGATTCTGCTTGTCAATTGGGCGGCGCCCGCGGAGCACATCCTGCTCAAGGTCCAGGAAATTGGCGACGTCACCCGCGATACAACCAGCTTCCAGGCCGAATTGCGAAGCTTCGCAAGCCGCCTGGCCGAGCCGCAAGGGCGGATATACGGCCGCCGTTGCGATGCGACGCTCGGTGATCAGCGCTGCGGCGTGGATCTGAACGGCACCGGCTATCGCTTTGAAGCGACCGTCGTTTCAGTTCCCGATTCCGGCAGGCTTTTCCTATCCTGCCCCGAAGAGTTCGCCGACGGGCTGCTTCGCCTGGGGCTTCTCACATTCGTCGACGGCGCGAATGCCGGATTGCGTGCGGATATCGAGACGAACGCAGCTAAGGGAGGGCTGGTGGAAGTCGTCCTCTGGCTTCCGCTGCATCGGCCGCCTGCGCCGGGAGACCATGTGCTTCTCACCATCGGATGCGACAAGTCGTTTTCGACATGTCGCGGCAGGTTTTCCAACCATCTCAATTTCCGAGGCTTTCCGCATATGCCGGGCGCCGACTTCGCCTACACCTATGCCGATGGCGAAAGCGTCCATGACGGGAGCGCGCTGTTCAAATGACATCGATCGCAGAACAGGTCCTCGAGATTGCTGAGGCTTGGACCGGCACGCCCTATCGTCACCAAGCGTCCTGCAAGGGCGTAGGATGCGACTGTCTCGGGCTGATCCGTGGGATCTGGCGCGGGCTCTATGGCGGCGAGCCGGAGTTCGTGCCGCCTTACGCCCCTGATTGGGCCGAACGCAGCGGCGAGGACCGGCTGCTCGCTGCGGCGTCCAGGCATTTTGGCGTGGTCCTGCCGACGCTGAGCATGCAGCCAGGAGACCTCCTGCTGTTTCGTTGGAGGCCCGAACTTGCAGCCAAGCACGCGGGCATATTCGCCGGCGACCGGCAATTCATCCACGCCTACGAGCAGGCCTGCGTGATCCGCTCGCCGCTCGTGCCCAGCTGGCGCCGACGCGTTGCGGCTGTGTTTCGCTTCCCGGAGAAATAGATGGCAACTCTTCTCTTGCAGGCCGCGGGCGCGGCTCTTGGCAGTGTCTTCGGTCCGGTCGGGGCGATCGTCGGGCGGGCTGCGGGTGCGCTTGCCGGCAGTGTGGTCGATCATGCTTTGCTTGCCGGCAGCTCCACCGTGCGGGCAACACATCTGGCGACGGCCCGCATTCCCGGCGCCGATGAGGGCACGCCGATCAACCGCGTCTACGGCAGCACGCGCATCGGCGGCACGATGATCTGGGCGACTCGCTTCGAGGAGCAGGTCACCACCGAACGAAAGGGAGGCAAGGCCTCCGGCGGTACCCGCGTCGAGACGTTCCGCTACTTCGCCAACGTCGCCTTCGGGATTTGCGAAGGCGAGATCGCCTGCATTCGCCGGATCTGGGCGGATGGCAAGGAGATCGACCAGACCGCCATCGAGATGCGTGTCTATCGCGGCACCGATGCACAGCAGCCGGATCCGTTGATCGAGGCAAAGCAGGGCGCGGGCAATGCGCCTGCCTATCGCGGCTTGGCCTATGTCGTCTTCGAGCGCTTGCCGCTGGACACTTATGGCAACCGCATCCCGCTTCTGCAGTTCGAGGTCGTCCGTCCCGTCGGCGCGCTGGAAAGCCAGCTGAAGGCGGTTTGCATCATTCCCGGCGCGACGGAGCACGGCTACCAGCCCGTCGCGGTTTCGGAGCAGAGTGGCGCCGGGAGCGCGCGCCTCCTCAATCGCAACACGCTGTAGGGCGCCACGGACTGGCAGGTGTCGATCGACGAGCTGATGGCACTCTGCCCGAATCTAGAGCGCGTGGCTCTGGTGGTCTCCTGGTTCGGAACCGATCTGCGGGCGGGCGAATGCCGGATCGTGCCCGGTGTCGAGACGGCCGTGCGGAACGGTGAGAGCAAGGCCTGGTCCGTGTCCGGGATCGCGCGCGGCAGCGCCCATGTGGTCAGCGGCAACAGCGGAGTGCCGGCCTATGGCGGGACGCCTGATGATGCCGCTGTTCTCGCCGCAATTGCCGATCTGAAGGCGCGTGGTCTGGAAGTTTATCTCTATCCGTTCCTGATGATGGATATTCCCTCGGACAACGCCTTGCCCGACCCTTCCGCGTCAGGCGTTCAACCGGCCTATCCATGGCGGGGGCGCATCACCTGCTTTCCGGCAACCGGCCGGCCTGATAGCGTCGATCGGACGGCAGTGGCGCACGGGCAGGTCGATGCTTTTATCGGCACCGCGCGCGCCGCTGATTTTCTCCTATCCGGACAGCAGGTGGCCTACGGGGGAAGCGGCGACGGATACCGGCGTTTCATCCTGCACTATGCGCAGCTCGCAAGGGCCGCCGGCGGTGTGGATGGCTTCCTTCTCGGTTCGGAGTTGCGCGGCCTGACGGCCGTGCGGGATGAAGCCGATCGGTTTCCCTTCGTCGACGCTCTCGTCGCGCTGGCCGCTGACGTCAAGGCACTGCTGCCGACAGCCCGGCTGACTTATGGCGCCGATTGGTCCGAATATTTCGGTTATCATCCGCAGGACGGTAGCGGTGATGTCTACTTCAACCTCGATCCGCTCTGGGCATCATCAGCAATCGACGCCGTTGGCATCGATAACTACATGCCGCTCGCCGATTGGCGGGACGAGGATCTGTCGGAGGCCAATCCCGATGGCTTCCGCTCCGCCGAGGATGGCGCGGCAATCGCCGCCGCGATCTCCGCGGGCGAGGGGTTCGACTGGTACTACGCCACCGACGCAGACCGGATTGCCCGCATCAGGACAACGATAACGGATAGTCTGGCGGACAAGCCATGGACGTTCCGTTACAAGGACATTGGCGGCTGGTGGAACAACCTTCACTAAGATCGTATCGGCGGCGTGGAGCGTGCTGCTCCTTCGGCCTGGCAGCCGGGGAGCAAGCCGGTCTGGTTCACCGAGCTTGGCTGCGCGGCCGTCGACAAGGGCGGCAATCAGCCCAACGTCTTCATCGATCCGAAGTCAAGGGAAAGCGGACTACCCTATTTCTCCAGCGGCATGCGCGCCGACAGCATGCAGCGCCGCTTTCTCGAAGCCCACCATGCGAGATGGAATGCGGACACGGCTCCGGCCGGGATGGTGGATCCGGCGCATCTCTTCGTCTGGTGCTGGGACGCTCGGCCTTATCCGGCCTTTCCGCAGGAGACATCCACCTGGAGCGACGGCGCCAACTGGGCGACCGGACATTGGCTGAACGGCAGGCTGGGAGCGGGAACGCTTGCCGACATCATCGCCGCGATCCTTCGCGATCAGGGTTTTGCCGACTTCGACGTTGCCGATGTCTCAGGCGACCTGACGGGTTACGTGCATGGCGATGTGGTGTCCGCGCGCAGCCTCATCGAGCCGCTGCTGCAGGCATTCGCGATCGATGTGTTCGAGGATGCCGGTACTCTGCATTTCCGCTCGCGCGGCCGGGCAAGCCTGCCGCCCGTCGTCGTCGACACATTTGTCGATGTCGAAGACGAACCTCTGTGGCGCGAGACGCGCGGCCACGACAGCGACTTCGCCGCGGAAGCCGTTCTGACCTTCTACGATCCCGCGTTGGATTACGAACAGGCGAGCGCCCGGTCGCATCGGGCAGCGGCAGCGACGAGCCGGGTGATCAAGCAGGATCTGTCCGCGGCCATGCCCGAGGAGGCTGCGCTCGCGGCCGCCGAAGGCCTATTGAGAGACAACCGCGTATCGCGCCGGACCGTTCGTTTCAGCCTCCCGCCGGGAGCGCTGGACCTGCAACCGGGCGATGCCGTCACGATCGCGGAAGGCCCGGCTGGACGGTTCATAGTTTCCAGCATCGAGGACGAGGGCCAGCGCCGCATTGAGGCGCGCGAGTTTGCCGTCTCGGGCGGTGCCGCATGGCCGCAGCGAACGAGCGGGCAGAACGGCGGCACTGGCGCTTCGAGCCTCTTTGCCCCTGTCGTTCATCTGCTCGACCTTCCTTGTTTCGAAGACGGCGATGCCGGTTCGTTCGCTCGGGGTGCTGCGTTTGCGGCGCCCTGGAAGACCATCGCTTTGTCGTCATCGGCAACAACAGAAGGCTATCGAGGCCGAGTGCTGCTCGACAGGCCCGCACGGATCGGGACGACGGTCACAACCCTCGATCCAGGTGTCCGCGGTCGTTTCGACTGGTCGCAGGAGCTGATCGTCGACCTCCCATTCGGCGAGCTCGCCTCGGCACCGGCGATTTCGGTTCTGAACGGCGGCAACCGGATCGCGGCGCGCTCACCAAGCGGCGTCTGGGAGGTACTGTCCTTCCAGCGTGCCGAAGAAATCGAAACTCGCCGCTGGCGGCTGACCGGCCTTCTTCGCGCGCTTGCCGGTACCGATGACGCCATGCGGGCCGGCATTCCTGCGGGGTCGCCCGTCGTCGTGTTGGACGAGGCCGTCAAGCCACTCGGTCTCGGCAGCGGGGAGGCCGGTCTGCGTCTCAATTGGATTGCGGAAGCCGCTGGGTCGACCGAGATGGCAGGTCCTTACGCGTTCGAGGGTGGTTTGCGGGCGCGAACCCCGCTCGCCCCGGTGCATCTGCGCGGCCTGCGCAGCGATGCCGGCGATATCAGCCTGTCGTGGGTGCGCTGTGGCAGGAAGGAAGCCGATAGCTGGATCGGCGCCGACATTCCGCTCGATGAACCCTTTGAGCGCTATCGCGTCGAGATCCTCGCCGGCGACGACGTCCTGAGATCAGTCGAGACGCAGGAACCATCCTGGATCTATCCAGTCGCCGACGAGATCGCCGACTTTGGCACGCCCCTGTCGGCACTCACCGCACGCGTCAGGCAGATGGGCGAGAGCATCCCGCTCGGCATCGCGGTCACCGCGACATTTTCCCTGTAGCTCCCAACGAAAGGACAAAGCGAAATGGGCGACTTGAAGAACTGGTACAGCTCCAAAACGATATGGGGAGCGTTGATCGCGATTCTCGCGTCGGTCATGCACTTAACGGGTGTGGATATCTCCACGGTCGATCGTGGGCAGATCGTTGATTCGATCGTCAACATCGCCGGCGCGCTCGGAGGGTTGATTGCTGTTTACGGTCGCGTGACGGCGAAAACGGTGATCCGGTCCACCTCCTGATGCGGTTTCGGGCGTCGACGACCCGCATGATTGCGGGTCGTTTCAATGCCTTAGCGCGCGACGCGAGAGCAGTTTGAAATCGTTCCAAACAGCGGCGTTACAAGGCATTCATTTGCCATTCAGGTCGCTTGAGTACATAGTCGGGCCAAGTTGGTATCCATTGAAAGCGTAGCACATGGCCTCTCCCTTGAGTGTCGCAGCGTTGGCCGCCGGGCTGGCGTTGTCGTCGCCCTCACCGGAAAATTCGCGCAACTTTATCGTGCGCGTGGCAGGCGATTGCAGCGAAGCCGCACAGCAGGTTGTCGAGAAAACCGGCGGACAATTGTTGTCCGTTCAGCCCTCCGGCGACAGTTGCATCATTACCGTGCTGGTGCAGGGAAACGGTCAGCGACCGCGCAAGGTCACTGTCAAGGTTCCGATGTAG